GTTCCAGCCGCAAAGCCCCGCGCCGGTGCCGTAGCCGGTGGCCGACTCGAAATCCTCATAGTGCTGGCCCAAGTAGTCCGCAGCCCCGCCCCGGTGGTAGCGCTTGCCCTGCCACACGGCATGACTGGGGCGTGCCCCGCCGTGAGCCGTCACCTCGACGAAGCTGGCCCCCATCTCGTCCATCCGGGCCTCCTGCAGCTTTGCGCCAGTCTGATTCACACCGGTGAGCACGGCACGGCGGCAGGCCACCTCCAGCGTGTCTCTGTGACCGCTGGGGTAGGTGACGTAGGGCATGGAGTCGGCAAGGCCGTCCACAGCACGCTTGACGGCGGTTTTGTAGTCGAACGCGCCGCTGCTCACTTGGAGCCATGCTCTGTCCAGCGCCTGCTCAAAAGCCCCGGAGACGGTGTTTGCCGTGGTGGCGGTAAGGTTGGAGAAGCTGCCTGCCGTCTGCCGATAGCCCGCGTTGAGCAGGTTCTGCAAGGGAGCTGACTCCTCGAAGGGCGTCGGCTCCTTGCCGTAGTGGTAATAGATCTCATCCTCGGCTTCCAGTGCGGCGGTCGCGGCCTCCTTCATCAGGCGGCGGATCTCGGCCTCGCTCTTGCCGGTATACCGGGCCAGCAGCTTCACCACATCCTTGCGGACGGCCTCGGTCTGCTGGTAGCGCCAGAACTGCCAGTTGGCCGTCGGCGTCAGGGCGTCCATCTTGCCGATGCGCCGGGCCACGTCCCGCAGGATGTCGTCCTCGACCTGCTGCCAGAGCAGCACAAGCCGGTCGGGTGCATGGTCGAGATAGTCCGGGGTCAGCATCATGCACTCCCGCCGAAGGTCAGCTCAGGCTGGCGGTTCTCGGCGGCGGCTTCCTCGGCGATGGCCCGGGCCTCGTCTTCGCTGTAGCCCTCAAACTCCATCAGATACCGCCAGAACGGGAACTTCCCTGCGGTAACGTAGCCCCAGAACATCTGCTTGCGCTCCTTGGGGTCGGAGATGATGGAATCGTCGAAATCGAAGGTAACAGTGTACTCGCCCGGCAGGGGAACAGCCGCGCCGCTGTGCCATGCGGCATCCAGCAGGACATTCACGGCATAGACCAGGTCGGTGATCGCCGTACCGAGTGCACGCTGCAAGTCCTTGACGGTGGTATAGCTGCGCTGTTTGCTGGAACGGATCTCTTCTGCGGTCTTGTCCACGTTCTGCGGGTCAGACAGAGTGCCGTAGGCAAGACCGCACTGGAACTCGATGCGCTTGAGCATGGCATCCAGCCCTTTGCGATAGCTCTCGTCCCGCAGGGTGGGGGCAAACACCTCGTAAAGGTTTCGCCCGCCGGAACTGCTGCCGTTGATCCAGTTGCGGTAAAGGCGCTGTTCCCGCTGGGGCATCGCAAAGCTGCCGTCAGGGTCGGGGCGGAGGGCGGTCTGATCTACATCGAGGGCCAGCTGGCCACCGCTGTACTCCCAGAGCAGTGCACCGTACTGTTCATCGGCATCCCGGATGATGTCCACCGCAGGGGCGTACACGCTGACACCCAGCGGAGAATGCCGGTCAGCTGCGTTGCCCTTGGGGGCCTTGAAATAGCCCCACAGCGGCCTATCCACGCCGGTGAACTCTGTGCGAGGGGCCAGTGCGGCCCACTCGGCAACATCGGTCAGGGGAATCTCAATGCCGATGTCGGCACTCGTCATGGAACAAAATGCCTTAACGGTGACGGTATAGTTTCCATCGGAAAACTCGTGATCTTCCAGCCGGGTGTAGATGCGGCCGCCCCGCACCAGATGATCGTAAAAAATAGCCCCGGTCATACGTCCGGAGCTGTCAAAGCGGGTGGGGCAAAAGCAGTCTCCCTGCACCACGTCAATCTGGATGCGGCCCGCCGGGTCGAGGTAGGGCCGGAACAGCACCCCGCCCAGAGCACATCCGTACTCCACAGGAATGCGCAGGTCAGCAATAAAGGGCCTGAGCAGCTCATGGATGCTGTCTGCCCGGGCACTGCCGGAAACAAGACATTCCATTTCCAGCGTGGTCAGACGGGCCAGCTCGGCGGCGATGCTCTGGGGCAGGCCCAGACTGTGCAGCGGGTCTTTGCCGCCGTGACACCATGGGCCGCCGGTATCGTACATCTGCGCCCAGAGGGTGATGGCGCTCTCCATAGGGGCAGACACACTGACACTGATCGGCGTATCTTCCCCGAACCAGAGCCGGGCCTTCTCCCTCAGCCACGAAAGCAGCTTGTCAAACATTACTTGGCTCTCCAATCTGCCCAGCGGATGAGCGGGGCGAATATCGTGTAACAGAAATAACGAATGTCGTCCATGGCGTGGTCGTTTTCCTTGACGACCCGGTCTTCTTTCGCCTTATCGTCCCAAGAATACACACCGAACTCCCGGCGGGAATCGGTGCAGCTTTCATGGATCTGGACAAGTCCGGCCTGCATCAGGGAGGCCACGCAGCGGATGCCGTTCAACACATCGTTGTCCGCCGGGATGACCTGATACTTTCCATGCCGCCGGATGGTCTCGATAAAAGACGCGGCAGAGGGGTCTACGCAGACCGCCTGCACATAATACCCTTTTGTCAGCCGTTCCAGCTCGGCGTAATGCTCCTCATCGGTGCGCTGCACCCGCTGCTTGCGGCTGTCGAAATAGCTCTCCCGGACACGCAAGGCCCGACCCTCGTGGATGACCCACAGGCCCATGGAACAGGGGTTGTGGGTGCCGTAGTCGATGGATACGTAAAACTGGCCGTCGATGCCCGCCGTGCTTCCGTGGAAGAGGTAGGCATCCGGGCAGAGCGAAAAGAAAGGATAGACCAGACCGGAAGCATTGCACCAATGCCCCAGAATGAAACGGTCATAATAGACGGTCCCGGCCAGCTCGTGCTTCAGGTTTTCCACGAACTCCTGCGGGAGAAACGGGTTATCGTCGATGGTGGAGGTCTGGCAGAAAATATCCACCTTGGGGTCGTCGATGAACTTTTTCAGGAAATGCTCCTGACTGTCCGGGTTTGCTGTGCCATCAAAATGAGAATGGGGACAGCGCAGACGGGTCTTGAGCATCTGGAACACGTCTTCATCCCAAGTCGTCATCTCGTCGCCGTAGCCGTATTCGATGGTCATGCCCTGAATACGGGCAACGTGCTTTTTGCTGTCTGCGCCCAGAATATGCACCCGACGGCCAAACAGCCGAGCCGTGTTGTCGCTGCTGATGGTCCCCACAAGGGCCTCTCCCCAGATCTCCCGCATGGGGTCCAAAACATTCCGGCTGAGGGTCCCTTGCGTGTTGCCCAGCATGACGGCCGCCCCCTCGCCCCGCAGGGCCAGAAGGCGCTGGGGAATGACCACGGCATAGTCCAGCCAGCTCTTGCCGGAACCAGTGGCTCCGACTTTCAGATTCCAGCGGTGGGAGCAGGAAGTGAGATATTCTTTCTGTTTAGTCGATAACACTGTCCACTCCTCCCAAGAGCTTGCGTGCCTCGGCCAGCTGATCGGTGGTATCGCCAGACGCGCCGTTGAACATCCCGAGGTGTTTGCCCAGCAGGTCGAGCGCCCGAAGCTTGTCGGCCAGCTTCACTTCCTGCTCAAGCCCATCCTCGCCGAACGTCTTGACCTTGACTGACTGCACAGCAGCAAGGTCATCGTGGCTGGCATCGGATTTGAGAGAGGCGGTCTTGGGGTCGATGAGGTCAGCGGCGTTGACGAATGCAATCTTTGCCAGCTCGCGCACCACCCGGTCAGTAGATACACCGGTGCGGCGACTCTGCTCAGCCTGAAGCTGGGCGATACGGTTTTGAATGCTAAGCTTTGCTAAGAGCTGCGAGCCTTGCTCATTCGCGGTTTTGGGGCTGTATCCGGCGCGGATGGCCGCTTGGGTCGCGTTCAGATCTATCATGTATTCCTCGCAGAAACGCTCCTGCTTGTCGGTCATCCTTACCACCTCTCTTGCATAAAAAATCCCCGCACATTTCTGTGCAGGGTGATTGACGCACATCCGGTGGGGTATCCTTGAACCCACTGCGGATTCCGGGGCCTCCGTAGGTGTGCCGGACTCTCACGGAGAGAAGGACTCCCATCCGGCACGCCAGCCCCAAGCGGTTTCGCAGGCCATGCGTCAGGCTGTTGCTGCGGCGGGGCGCAGCGTCATGGTGCCGCCCTTGGAATCGAACCAGCCGTGTCTACTCACACGCGCCGCGCACCAAATTGCGCTCAGGCGGCATAATAGAAGCAGCCCGCACACCATGCGGTCAAGCGTCAAGGAGGACATGGTGCGGAGACTGCGTGTATCGGTGGGCCTTTCCGGCGCTGCCGATGGTACTATTTTAGCATAACGTGGAGTGACATAAAATGACTTCTAGGTGACATTGACTGACATTATAGATTCAGCGCATCAATGGCGCGATGATGGCGGCGGTAGATTTGCCGAAGGCAAAGTTTCATTTCAACTGCAATGTTTTCCCATGCCTTGAAGTGAAGATAGCGAAGATTCAAAACCTCGTAATCATCCGGTTCTTCCAAGCTGAGAAGCTTTGCCATGATTTCAGCATGGAGGTCGTCACAAAACAAGACTTGCGCGTCCAAGGCTTGCTTCGCTTTTTCTACACGCTCTACAGCACGAGGGAGCGCCTGCCCATCGCTGCAGCCTCCCGGCACTGAGGAAAGCGTCTGCGTCATGCGGCCATAGTCGAACTCTGCTTCCTGAAGCTCGTGGGTCAGATGCAGCTCTTTTTTCTTGGCGCGTTCGTACTGACGGAGCCATTCTTTCTTTTCCTCGTAGGTCATGTCAGCTCCTCCACCAGAACGAACACTCCGCAGATGTCGGCCCAGAACTTCTCGACGATCTCGCTGCACACTTGTGCGTCGTCGTGCCAGAAGTGCAGACGGGTCATCTCGTCCTTGAGGGCTTTTTCCAAGTTGTCGGTGTCCGGCTTCGTAGTGCGCCAGCTTCCGTCTGGTCTGCCCTCGGCGGGGAACATCCACTTGACCATCAGACGCACCGGACGGCCTGCGGGGATGGGCGTTTCCGGCGCATGGGGTGCAAGGTAGGCGTGAAGTTTGGCTCGGGCGGCTTTCAGCTCGGCGCTGTCATGGAGCACGGCGCAGGGCTTGCCGCCTTTCATGTAGGCGTGCAGCTCCTTGGCATTGTGGGTAGTAGTAGGCGGACGCATGGGGATAAAAAACTGTGTGGTCATTTCGTACCTCGTTTTCTTTTTATGTCGGCGGCCAACGTGATGGGGAGGGTCCCCGGAGGATGGGGGCTGTGTTCGCCCCATCCTCTGGGATACCCCATCACACATTGCAGTGCAGTCATGCTATTATATATAGGCTATTTTGCACTGCAAATGTTGCAGTCATAGCGGCTATTTCTGCAATTTTGCAGTTTTTGCAGTCGTGCAAAATAGCGGCTATAACTGCATTTTTACAACGATTCGTAATTTCGAATATAACAGGATGTTTAACCTCTGCTGCCGGGTTCCTTGCGGCCGACCTTCTCGCCGTCGATCCAGAAGCGGCCATCCTCCTTCAGACGGCTCTTGACGGTGCGGGGCTTCAGATCCATATACTCGCCGAGGCTGTAGACTGTGACCTCACCGTCCATCATGCAGGCTTCAAAAGCAGTGTCCAGCTCGGCCTTTTTGTCCTTGGATTGTTTGCTCCTGTCACCCCAGCGGCGGTTTGCACCCTTTGCACCCAGCGTGCGGAAGTCACTGTCCGGCTGCAGGTCTTCCAAAAGCCCGCTGTCCAGCTTATGCACCGGATAGTCAAACCAGAGATTGACCGGGGCAAAGCTTGCAAACTCGCGCAGGGTGCCCTCGATGC